TGCCATACCACAAGACTATATCTTGTGCCTGATGTTACTGGTTTAACTCTATGCCACACAAAACTAGGAAATACAATAATAGATCCTTTTGGTAATATTTCTTTACATTGTACTTTATGTTTTGATTCATCTCGCATATGTGGATCATAGTTTCTAAAATCAAATTCTAATTCACCACCTTTGTATTCTGAACCATCCGTTAATTGACAAGTCATAGATAGTTTTCGAATTCTACCGTGATCAGGATCATTTTTATCTTTTCTGTCATAAGGTTTATCCCAACTATCACAATGCCAATCATAATATTGATTTAATTTATATTTTGTAAATTGACAAGACTCAGATCTTTCCCAATCAAAGTTCCAACCAGCATTTCTATTAGCCATATGAACATATGGATGTAATTCTTTATATATCCAAGTATCATTTAACCAAACTAAATCTGATTTTCTTTTTCTTTGCATATTTAAAACTTCTTCTTTATTTAATTTTTCTTTATTATAGCCACCTGTTCTAGCCATAACTTCTTTTTGTTGATTAGCGTAAGCTATAACATCATCACAAAATTTGGGTGTCAGCACACCACTAAAATACCAATAGTAATTAGATATATTCATAAGTTATTGTTTGTACGAAGTTTAAACTATCCTTTTGATTGTTAGTTAAATAATACATATTAGTTGATGGAAACATAATAAATTTATTATTCTCTAATGGTATATCCCAACTTCTACCTTTACGTCTGTTATCTTCATAGTGTATTCGAACCATACAGTCTTTAACTTTTACGCCATAAAGTAATGTATAATCTGGTGAGTTACGTAGATCTACTGGATCTATGTTTAATAATGGAAGTGTAGTCTCACTAGGTTTATAGATGTTACCCCAAGTTTCTTTATTAATTAAAGTAAATCTATACTCTAAATTTATATGCTCTCGCATATAAGAGTTCAACATATCGAATGTTCGTGAAAATGGAAATTGTGAATCTGTAATTACTGATTGTAAAATGTCGCCTGATAATTTATCTCGGTCAATGTCCCAATCTTTAGGCATTGCCACATCACCATAATAGAGAGCTTGCTCTGTTAATACTTTCTTCTGCATACCACCACCATTTTTAATCTATGCGTTTCTATCTGTCAAGTCCCAAGACTGTCCTGATTCATTCCAATCATAGCTCCAAGAATGTGTACCAGCTTCGTTTTGTGAAGTTTGCTCTGCAGTTAATGCAGGAGCATCACCGATTGGTGATTTCCAAGATGCAGTTGTAGTATCTTTTACCCAAGATGCATAAGGTGACTTTGGCCAAAAGATATTGTTATCTTCGTCCCAAGTATGACCTATACCTGCATAGTTTCCTCTAAAAGGTGTACCACCCAATCTATGTTGATTAGCTGCTGTATTATAAGATGTTTGAATCCACATTTGTGCAGGCCAGTTGTTGTGTGTTTCTAACCATTGTTGACCTACTGATTCATCTTCAATGCCATCGGCGTTTAACATCTTATCATTGTCCATTGTAAGAACAGAAATAACTTTTCCGTTAGCTCCTAGTTTTGCAAAATGTGCCATAATGTTTCTCCTTATATATTAATTTTAATTATCATTCAACTACTGAAATTTATATCTTATTATAACAATTCCAGGTCCACCTGCACCACCTGCACCATCATTATCACCACCACCGCCACCACCACCAGTGTTTGTTGTTCCTGGGTTTCCAGTTCCAGGTTTTCCACCACCACCACCACCTGCTCCTCCTGGAGTTGGGTTTGGTGATGCACCACCTCCACCTCCACCGGCTCTTGCTGTCGGTGTTCCATTAATACTTGATGTTGCTCCAGCTCCCCCACCACCTGGACCACCAGTTACTCCTGCAACAGTTGCTCCACCGCCCCCACCTCTTTGACCAGTAGGATCATAATAAACTGCTCCTGGCTGACCTTGTGGAGGACTTACAGGAGGTGTATTACCTGCACCTGCTACATCTGGACTAACTATTTCTCTATTACCACCACCTGAACCACCATCACTTCCTTTATGTGGAGATGCTCCACCAGCACCTGCCCCACCACCGGCTGATACTATTGAACTAAAACTTGAATTGACTCCAGGAGTACCAGCTGGTGCAGCATTGCCTGAAGGACCACCTGGACCCCCACCACCAACTACTATAGGATAGCTTTGTACTGAAACAGGAACACCTGTAGGAGATCTTAAAGGCGAACCCGTATAAGAATCATTTTGACCTAATCCCTCTCTAAAACCACCAGCACCGCCGCCACCACCGGTGTCACCACCCGCTCCTCCTCCTCCTGCAACAACCACATAAGAAACTGTATTTGATCCTGCTGCATTACCTGCATTTGATACACAAAAAGCACCAGGACCAGTAAATGTATGAACTTTAAAATTTGTACAAACTATAGATTCTGTTCCACCTGTTGCTGCAACAAATGTTGCTGTTGGTGATTCGTCTTGTAAACCTGAATCTGTTACTAACCAACCTTGTGTTGAATCTATAAAAACTAATGTAACTGCAATACCTTCTGTAGCTAGAGTTGCATTAACTGTTGAACCACCAATTTTGTCTGAACCATTTTGAACTAAAGTTACTGCATTTGTATCAAATGTTCCGGCATAATCTTTAAATGCAACTACTGCTCCTGCAGTTCCTGCTGGAAGATTAACTGATATTGTACCAGCAGTTGTATTTAAAAAATATCCTTCACCAGCGACTGCTGTAAAACCTGAATCTGAATTTGTTTTAACTGTTGTTGTCCAAGACGCCGAACCTGTTGCACCAAAGTTTGTCGCCGTTCCTTGGTTGTTAATTGTTGCACCACTAGGAATTGTGAACGTATCGCCACTATCACCTAGTGTTACTGTTGTGCCTGATCTTGGGCTAATTTTATTTACTTTTACTTCACTCATAATTTACCTAATTTTGAAATTTATATTTTATTATTACTATTCCACTTCCTCCACCACCTGAATCTCCTCCAGCTGTTGGAGCTCCACCTCCACCACCACCGGTGTTAACTGTTCCACTTCCTGCATTTGAACTTGGACCAGCAGATCCATTACCTCCACCCCCTGGAGCATTTGGTGTATTAGAAGCACTACCTGGACCATCATCATTACCGCCGCCACCACCACCACCTGCATAAAATCCTGATGGTGTTCCACCTAAAGGAGCAGGAAAACTTGGAGAAGCATCTGTACCATTGCCACCGTGACCACCTGGAGTTCCAGGAGTTCCTGGATTTGGTGCTGTTTGACCAGCTTGACTTGATCCTCCACCACCTGCACCTGCGTTATAATTTGGTACTGGGCTGTGTGATCCACCTGGATTTCCTTGTGGGGGACTTACTGAAGGAGTATTACCTGAACCACCTGTACCACCAGCACCTCCATTACCTCCAGCTCCACCACCAGAACCACCATCTTGGCCTCCACCACCTGAACTATTTCCTCCAGCTCCACCTCCTGCAGATGTAATTGTTGTTGAACCTGAATAAATTGTATTTGATCCATCGGGTCGAGAACTAGCTCCACCTCCTGGACCACCTCCTCCTATATCAATTGGATAACCTGTTGCTGTGACTGGTTGACAAGCAAGATTTCTATATCCACCTGCACCACCTCCGCCACCACCATTATATTGCCCGGCACCACCACCACCAACTACTAACGCTGTAACTGTATTTGAACCACAAGCATTTCCTACACTAGAAACTGTAAAAGTTCCAGGTCCTGTAAATTTATGATATCTAAAATCTCCTATATCAGATGTTGTTCCACCTGATGCTGCTATATATTGTGCGTTTGAACCTGCTTTTGTAAAATCATTATCTTGTACTGATCTCCAACCAACTGTTGAATCTATGTAAACAAAAGTTACACCTCGTCCTTCAGTGTCCAATTCAACTGTATCACCCGCACTACCACCATTAATTTTTTCTGAACCATCTGGGTCAATTGTTAGAGAATGTGTATCAAATGTATTTCTATAATCTTGAACTGAAACTATTGCTCCAGGAGAACCTGCTGGTAAATCCACTTCAAAAGAGCCACCGTTTGTATCACAAAAATACCCTTCTCCGCTAACTGCTGTAAATGTAGCAGTTTTAATTGAACCTGTTTGCCAATCTACAGTTCCTGTTCTACCAAAACCTGATTGTGATGCACCTGATGCTAAATTAATTGTATCACCACTAGCGCCAATAGTAATAGTATTACTATTCTCGTTAATGATGTTTGCACCGCATTGGTTTTGTATGTTGTTTACTTTAATTGTACTCGTCATAATTATGTTCTTGCCTTATATCTTATTATTACTACGCCTGGTCCACCTTGACCACCTGCTCCAGGACTACCTGGATAAGCTCCACCACCACCGCCACCACCAGTATTAGCTGTTCCTGGTGATGCAGGACTTGTACCTGGTCCACCTCCTCCAGTTCCACCAGTTCCACCAGGTTGTTGACCTGAAGGACCCGAGTGACCTCCTCCACCACCGCCACCAAAAGCTGACGAAGATCCAGTAATTTCTGTTGTTGCTCCAGCTCCACCATTTCCTGATCTACAATTTATAGCTCCATTATCACCTATAGCCGTAGCACCACCACCACCTCCAGTTCTTAAATTTGGGGGTGAGTTAACTCCAGTCCCTCCATTATTTCCTTGAGGTGGAGTTATAGGAGGTGTATTTCCTGCTCCTCCAGAACCACAACCTTCAGAAGCTCCACCACCACCAGATCCTCCTGCAGTACCAGGATAATTAGGTGCACCAGAAGGTGAACCTCCACCTCCTCCACCTGTAGCTGTTAAACTAAATGCAACTGTATTTGTTCCTTGATCACCTTGATCAGAAGCAGAAGTAGCAGCAGGTCCACCACCTCCTACTTGTATAGGATAACCTTGTACTGAAACTGTAACTCTATTTCCTGGAGTTCCATATCCGTCTATTGGACTGGCTGTATAAGGTGTTGCTGGAGATTTAACTTCTCTTACACCACCTGCTCCACCACCTCCGGCTGCGTGTGCTCCTGGTGTTGTATTTGATCCGCCTCCACCGCCGCCAGCTGCCATTAAATAAGAAATTGCATTGAAAGGCGCACAAACTGAAACACTAGAAACACAAAAAGTTCCTGGTCCTGTAAATGTATGAATTCTATCACTTCCAGAACAAGATATTGTCCCACCTGTTGCAACTATAAAAGATTGACCTGAAAAAGTTGAACTATCATCTTGAGTTGCTACCCATCCTTGAGAAGCATCTACATAAACTAAAAATATTGAAGCACCATCAGTATTTATTGCAGGGTCTGCAGAATTTGCTCCATTAATTGGAGAACCGCCTCTACCTATTGTTAAATTAGCAGTTGCAAAATTTCCATTATAATCTTTTAAACCTACAATATCTCCTGCGCTAGGTGAACTAGGTAATGTTAAAGTAAAAGCTCCAACTGCTGCTGTATCACAAAAATATCCTTCTCCTGATACTGCAGTAAAGTTAGCTGTCTTTTTTGTAGTAACCCAGTTTACTGTTCCTGTTCTACCAAAACCTGTTTGAGTAGCGCCGCACGCAAGGGTAACTGCTGTGCCTGATCCACCTAAAGTTAAGGTTGAACCACTTTGTTTGTCTATTGCATCTACTTCTATTTTTGACATTATACTATTACTAAAGTCCCTGTTACTGTTATTGTATTAACAAAAGTTACTGGACCTGCTAATACTGCGGACTCAATAACCATATCTTTGTTATCAA